CGAGATGACGCGAAACGCCTGTTCGAAGCAGCCGGCGTAACGGTGAGGGGGTGAGATATGAAATTGAGCCTTGAGAAATGGGCGGAGGCGAACTTCGATCCGGCGCCGACGCTCAACACGCTGCGGCGGTGGGCGCGGGAGGCGAAGATTTTCCCCGCCCCGGTGAAGCACGGGCGCAGCTATTATGTTGAGCCAGACGCACAGTACATAGAGCCAGGCACGCTTGCCGGGCGCATCGCGAGGGATCGACATGGCGCCAAGGCCGCGTAAGACCGGGTCGAAAGACTTGCCGCCGAACCTGTACCGCAAGACGGACAACAGGAACGGCGTCACCTATTACAGCTACCGTGACCCGTCTTCAGGAAAGTGGTACGGGCTTGGCTCAGACAAGGCGCAGGCCGTGCGGGAGGCTGTGCACGCCAACCATGCCGGCGCCAAGATGCAGCCAGCCCTGGTTGAGCGTATAGCAGCCGCGCCGGCCCGCAGGTTCTCGGAATGGATCGACGAGTACCGCAAGCTCTACGCAGAGCGCGACGTGTCCGACCGCAGCAAGGAAACCGTGCGCATGAGGCTGAACCGTCTCAGCGAAGCGTTGGGGCACCTCGACACGGCAAGCATCGGGACGTTTGAGATTGCCGCCTACCTGAAGACCTTCACGGATGAAGGCAAGGCGCAGATGGCTAAGGCCATGCGGTCACTGCTGAGCGACCTGATGCGCGAGGCGATAGCGGCTGGATGGCGGAAGGACAACCCGGTCGAAGTGACGCGGGCCGCGAAGGTGAAGGTCAAGCGCGAGCGGCTGACCCTGGAGCTATGGAAGGCGATCTACGCCGAGGCCAAGCAGCCTTGGTTGAAACGAGCGATGGAGCTTGCGGTACTGACCGGCCAGCGGCGTGACGATATCGCGGCGATGCTGTTCAAGGACGTGTATGACGAGCACCTGCACATCGTTCAGGCGAAGACCGGCGCCAGGCTGCGGATCAGCACGAAGCTGCGCCTGGAATCGCTGGGTCTTGAGTTGGGCGAGGTGGTTAAGGCCTGCCGGGATGCGGTAGTGTCCAAGCATCTCGTGCATCACAGCCGCACCGTGAGCCGCGCGACGCCGGGAATGCCGATCATGCTGGACACGCTGACCAGCGCGTTTGCATCCGCACGGGACCGCGCCGGCAAGAAGGCAGGCATAGAGTTCGGAGCGAGCCCGCCGACCTTCCACGAAATGCGTTCACTGGCGGCACGACTGCACGCGGCGGAAGGCCGAGATCCGCAATTACTGCTCGGCCACAAGTCGGCAGCGATGACCGCGCTCTACCGTGACAGCCGGGGCGCCGAGTGGATCGACGTGGCATAATCAGCTACTGAGTTTTGGCGAGGTTTTGGGGAGGAATTGGAGAGGATGGAAACGCCCTGTAAAATCAGGCACTTACGCCTCTATGGTATCAAAGCCTGGGACGCCGCACGGATCGGGATCAACGCCTAGTGCCGCGCGGCTTTCGGCCAGTTTCCACGCTCAGAAATCCGCTCTTTTGCGCAATCTCCCGCGCCAATAGAATCAAACACTTACGTTTGCGTTTTGGGGAAGGAATTTCCCCTATCTCAGCCCGTCCGGGCAATCTCAATCCCCCCTCAATGCTTCATACGAAACCTGACAGGTCAGTCCTGCTGCTCGGCTTCGATCGGCAAACTCAGCAATTCCCCCCGCAGCCTCATCAAGCCGGCCGAGCATGACGGCAAGCAGATCGCGGGCGGCGTCGGCTGCCTCGCCTCCACCGGCAGCACTGGCACAGCTGGCGGGTCGGCGTGATAACTCGGCGACTCGTGCGCGCAGCCGGCCAGCAGCGTCATCAGCGGCAGCAGCATCAGCGGCAACTGCCGCAATCTTTTCCTGTGCGTCACGGCGTATTCCCTCGATTGCGGTCTGTCGGCGTTGTTCTTCGGATCGGGCGCGGGCTTCGGCTTGGCGTGCGGTTTCGGACCACTCGGCACGAACCTCGGCCAACTCGCCCCTTGCATCCATGACGCGGTATTGCTGCACTCCGACGGCCAGCAGCAAAGCGAGCACCCACCAGGCCCAGCCGGGCACCAGCTTTGCCCAGCTCATGATCTGCCACCGTGCGTCATGCTGTAGTGGTTACCGTCTGGCGAGGAAAAATCTCCGCCCCATCTGCAGTCAGGATGTAGGGTCTTCCAAAAATCGCCCAGCGGCTTGTGGTCCTCGCTCGCAGTGAGATAGCGCCCATCCTTGAAAAGGTTGAGGTCTACGGCCAGACGCTCCTTGTGGACGCTGACGGCGCTGCTGTAGGACTTCTTCTCGCCAACCGCACCGTGCACACGCGGGTCACGGTATGCATCGCCGAAGGTGAGCTCGTAGCCATTTGAGTAGGCGAAGTCGATCAGCCGCGCGATCATCTGCGTGAACGCACGCTGCTTTTGTCCGAGAGTCATGTCAGATTTCCTTCCACGGGTTGAGCTTGAACGTCATCCCCTTCGCCGGCTCATCGCCGCCTTGGTGCGACGGCTTGATCTTGTAGCCGATGCGAATCACGAAGGCGCGCGTATCGCTCCACTGGTGCGCCAGATAGAAGCCGTACCACCGAGAGACCCCGCCGATGCGCCTGGCGGTCACGAACTGCCAGCCGCCTCTGTCGGGCTTATCCTCGACGGAGTAGTGCCCTCGATAGGTAATCAGGCACTCGCTCACCGGGCAGCTGATGCCAGGTACAAGCCGGAGATTGTTCACCGGATTGCGCACCGCCGCCCACCACCACATTGCGGCGAGCGAATCCACCGACCAGCCGAACGGCGTGTTATCGGCCCACCAGCCGCGCTTGTCGCCCAACAGGCCGTCGTAATCATTGCCGAACAGCCAGGCCCAGCGCGGCAGGTTGACGATTGGCCGGTCATCCGAGGCCGATACCGCATTGACGCGAAACGGGATCGCCAGCGCGACGATAGGCAGGCCAAGCAATATCAGAATGACGCGCACGGCGATGAGCAGCGCCCACTGAATCAGGGCGAGCAATAGGTTCATTGGTTTCTCCGGGCGAAAAAAAAACCGCCCGAAGGCGGCTTGGTGGGTGCTGACTTACGCCGGCCAGCCGATTTCGAGCATGGCCGGGTCATAGGTTCCTGCTGCGATCTCGTCTAGCAAGGCCTCTTCCCGGGCGAAGCAGGCCGACACATAGTCATAGACCGCATCGCCGATGGCTACCATTTCGGCGTTGGTTGTTGGACGGAATACGACGACGCCTGTTGCCAGATCGATGCACTTCCAACCCTTGCCGTCGACGCGGAGTGCTCGGTCGATGGCGCGGTTTTCTTGCACGATCTTGTCTTGCGACTCGCGGTCGGTGGCGATTCCGATGCCATTCCAGGTGAGGCCGGCTATCTCGGCCTGATAGCGGCGATTAGCGACAGCGGCGCGATGGTCGTCGGCCGTCGGAATGTAGATCGGCGGGTCGATCAGGATCGGCAGGCCGTCGGCGTCGTGGCTGCGTATTTTGCCTGGAGCCGGGTTGGCGATGACCATCTGATAGCGTTCATCGCTGATTTCGACCGCATCGTTTGGCATAGACGAATGGATGCCTTTGAGGTAAGTCGTTTCAGTGGATTTGCTGTAGTAGCGCATAAATTAATTTCCTTAGTTGCCGATGGCGAGCCAGAACATCGAGACCGTATCGGTAGAACCATTAGGTCGAGCAACAGCCAGCGCCGCGAGGCCCGAAAAATCGACCGACCCGCATGAGTCTGCCGTATTGACAGGCGCGCCAGCCTTTCGAATCGTGGTGGCAAAAAAACCCTGAACAGGAAATGCAATAGGAAGCGGGACATTTACCGTTGCTACCGCCCCTACGCTTACCGCTCCCCACTGAATGATCACGCCTTTCAGCCAGGCAGGGAAAGCGATGTAGCCGTTTTGCGCTAAGCTGACGGAGAAGCCCCAGCGCAGCTTCTTGGGCGTCACAATGGTCGCGTCATCCGTGCCGGAATCGGTCTGCGCTTGGGTGGCGACCCTGGCCGGACCCGACACCGCTTCCGTCGCGCCAGCCCCTAGCTCTATCCAGTGGCCTACGTTATCTACGCCAGCGGGTTCGATGCCGGTGTTCGCAATGGCTGCGATCCAGTTCTTCCCACCGTTATGGACCGTGCCTCCAACGCCGTAAGGGACATCGCCAAACCACTGCAGCGCACCCTTGGACTCAAGCTCTGCCAGCGCCTCGTCAACCCGGTTATGCCACCAGTTTTCCCATTTGGCTTCTGGTGGATCTTCCGCTGCCCCGCCAGCCCAGCCGCGATCAATGAGCGCATCAGCCGGCCGCTCGAACTGCGACGGGACGCTCGCCCATTTCTTCAGAAAACTATCGATTCTCGCCATTTCTGGTGCTCCTTAAACAGGCGTGACGTAACGACCCACGCCGTATGGCTGGGCTGAGAAAGTGCCTTTGTAGGCGAAGGGGTATTCGTTCTTTGCGATTTTGCGAATCTTCACGCCTTGCGGGCGCGGGATGATGTCGAACTCTTGAACGAGAACGAGCAGGTTTGCCGCCACGCCCTCTTCAAGCCAGACCGTTGCCATGCTCATGTCTTGCGCATCGATGACAGTGCTATCCACGCCGAAGATGAAGTCGACCGCAGCCTTCACGTCATCCAGGGTCGCCGCGCCGTTGTTGCGCATGATCTTTGCTTTGATCAGCACGCGGTATAGATAGTCGGGCAGAAGGATTGTCGGCAGCTCCGTGCCTGGCTCACGATATGGCGCCGTATCGTAGGGTTGCGCGCCGATCGTTCCGTTGTAGGCGAAGACCTGCAGCGCGTCGGACCTGATGCGTGGCCGGTCGATGCCGGCGATGCGGCCGATAATGTCCAGCTGATGGCCCGATCTTTCGTCGATGTCGAGCAGGTCAACGACCTGGCCAAGCGGCTTCTCGATACGCTCTTGCGCCATCTTCGGCAGGATTTGCAGCCACTCGCGCATCTTCGGCGCGTTGCGGTACTGCCAATAGACGCGCGACAGGGCTTTATTCGCGTGATCCATCAGACATACTCCACCGTAATGTTTGCCGCATCGAGCGTGCCGAGCTGGTTGAATGCCAGGGCGAGAACTTGGCTATCAATCGTTCCAGGGGCAAATCCGAGCATGATCGACTGCACGTAGCCATTACCTGCGACGATGAAGTTCACCGGCGTGTAAAGCCGCCCTGCCGCCACGTTCTCACCGATGCGGAAGCCTTCGCGGTTGAACCCCGACTGGCTCTGGAAGCCAAGCAGCGAGTAGGCCACCATTTCATCCTTGATCCGCTGCTTGTCCTGCTCAGATAGCGTGCTGCTTGCGATCTGGACGAGCGCATAGACCGTGATCAAATCAGGCCGGAAGAAGGTGATGTTGACCGGCTGCCCTTTCGGCGTGGTCGTGTCGGCGGTGATCTTGTTGGGAAAGGCGCTGTCGCGATTCAGGCCGCAGCCGGGGTTTTTCCGGGAGGCGATGGCCTTTAACACATCTTCATCGCTGCCGCCGTCGACGAAGATCGCCATGGACTTCCGCGCTACGCCGTCGGCGTCCGTTGCGTCTTCTGCGTTTTCGAAGACCTTCACTTGCTTCACGCCGTCTACGTTGCCAACCGCGGCGTAAATGTTGTCGATCTGGTTCGAGCCCGGCAGCGCGACCGAGGCATTACGCCGCGCCCTGAATGCCTCGTCTCGCTCTTCGTCAAGCCCGAGCGATGCGGCGGCAAGATTCGTCACCGACTGCAGGCCGCCAACAGGTGTTGCGATGATCGAAAGATCGCCCGGCGATGCAGTAGCAGCCCCGGCCTCGATGCAGGTCACGCCAACGGAAGCCACTCCGCCCGCGATGGTGACTTCGCCGTCCGTTGACCAGAGCGTGTCGGTAGACTTGTTGCGGATGCGCGTGCCTGCTGGAACGACCGTGCCATCTACGCCAGTGAACGAGACGGTTGCTGTTGAGAAGGTCGCATCCTGCCGAGACAGCCCGGCAAACATCGCGATTCGGTCAAGCTGCTGGCCTATGGCGCTTTGCGGGTCGCAGGACTGGTACGCCAGCGTCACCTGCTCGTCGAGATTGGCCAGCGCCTCGCACCATGCGGCAATCTGCAGGCCATCAGGCGATTCCGGGTTGATGTTCCAGGCATCGTCTATGTCGAGATAGCGCGCCCGCATGGCCGCCAGGTATTCGCTGAGCGAAGTACCCGTGACACCCGCCGCAGTAATTCCGGCCATTGGTTTCTCCCAGGCAATAAAAAGCCCGCACATGGCGGGCTGTGTGTTCCGTTGTTCGGTCAGAGCATTACTAGCGGGTCGCCTGAAAGCTCAATCAGTAGCTGCTCGTTGTTCACATCAATGACTTCCGCCTGGACGACGATGCGGCGCGCTTGCTGCTCGATAGTGAGCGAGAACGAGCTGATCCCGACAACGCCGGGCGCCGTGATGATTCGTCGCTTGAGCGTGGCTTCGGCGAAGTCCTGGCGCGTCTTGCCCAGTACGCCGTCGAACCATGGCGTGCCGTCGGTGGCGTCGAGGAAATACTCGCCCAGAAAAAGGCGTAGGCGGCGAATGACGCTTTGCCGGGTTGCCTCCTTGCCGCTGGCGAAATGCTCGCCGCTTGTCACGATGTCGCCGTCTACGAAGTTGCGGATCATTGCGGGCCTCCTGACGACCCGGTGCCGGGCTGAACATCTTTATGCGTGTGCGTGCTGCCCACGTTCACGCCGTTGTTTGTCAGCGCGCCTTCTGTCGCCACGTCGGCGATGACGGTTACGGTGGAGGCGTTCTGCGTGATGCTGTCCGCGTCCATCTCGATAACCGCCGCCTTCAAGCTGATCTTGCCGGGCGTGAGGTGCATCCGGGTCGCGCCGTCGTAACTGCTCATGCCGACGCCTTCATTGACGAAGCCAGGGATGATGCGCGGCGCTGAGCGAATGCCCGGCACGAAGTAGGCGTCCTCAGCCGAAAACATCCGCAGCTCATGCGGGGCGACCGGGCCGCCCTGGTCGTTCCAAGTGTCGACCGCGCGCTGACTGAAATGAATCAGTCCCTCGGTACCGGGCTTGATCTGGTGCCAGCAGTACCACTCGCCATCGCCCGCGAACTGAACGCGCACATTGTCGATCACCGGGATGGTGCGAAACACGCCATTGATGCGCTTCTGAATGCCGCACTCGACCTGCGCCATTTGCGTGGCCGGGTCGAAGGCGACGACCTTGCCTGGCAGGCAGATCATCAGGCCGCGCAGGCGGGAGGTTATGGCGTCGTTCACCAGGTCATTGAACGGGCTGATGCTCGATTCGCTCATTCTCGAATGCCCTCGATCGACGTGTCCCAGGCAGAGCCGTAGAAATCGCCCTGGTGCTTAACGTTCAGCACGCTGTAAATGCCGCTCCCGCCAGCCGGATCGATCTGCATCATGTCGGCGGTGTAGACCTGGCTGAACGCGAAGTTCCTTGTCTCGGCCTGCACGTCCACCTGATCGCCTGGCGCAATGGCTGGGTCGAGCTTCTTGGTAACCTCGATTGCCTGCAGCAGGATTTGCGGAGAGCCAACCATGCCTGTATTTGCGCTGATCAGGTGCGGCGGAGCGTTACGCTTGGCTAGCGTCCCGTCCGGACCCTTGCGAATGATCGTCAGCCGGTTGGCGCTCATCGTCCAAACGAAGCCATGGATGTCGGCCAGTTCGTTCATGCACGAGACGGACGAGGTGCACATGCTGCGCCCCTTCAGCGCCCGCGGCAGGTCGGAGAAGTCGCCGATAAATTCAACCGGCAGCAACAACGACTCAGCGACCTCGCGAATGATGTCGATCTGCGGCGTGTTGGCGCCCCATGACTTACTCACAAACGCGCCGGCTTGCGCCCCGCCAGCCGTGCGTGCATAGAACTTGATGTACTTGTCGACCCCTTCCCTGCCGATCTCCATGTTGATGATGTCGCCGAGAAAGATCAGTCCCGGCTGCTCGCCGTAGCCAGCGGCCAGGCTGATGCCGTCGAACTTGTTGTAGATAGCCCGGCGAGAACGGCCCGATGCGCCGTACAGCGTGATTTCCGCCAAACTGCCTTCGCTGCCATAGCGGTTGTCGACGCTGAACCGGATCTGCATTGGCGGCTCATACACGAGCTCGTCATCGCCATCTTTCAGCGTCAGCCGGTAGTTGCGTCCGAGCAATCTACTCATCTTCATACCACCGGAGCTTGTTGGTTATTCCGAGGTTTCGGATCGTTGGCGCCTCGCCTTCCAGCACAACGCGCCCAAGGCCCACATTCAGGCCGGCGAGCAGGTTGATGCTTGGGTGAAGGCCACGGCCAAGCGCAATAGGTGTTCCGTCCGCGCGACGCATGTCGACGGTGAAGTAACTGTGCCGGGTTGACCAGCGCAGGCGGAATTGGACGTAAGTGCCGCCGAGCGTCACGCCGAATCGCTGAAAAGCATCGCCAGCGCGCAGGGGGATGGTTTTCATTGCAAGCCCCCCTCTCCCAGGTTGTTCTCGGTCTGCGCCTGCGTGCTGGCTGTGTCGTCAGCGGGTAGGCGCGAATTGACGATCGCCTGGTTGGCCAGGCTGTCGACGACAACCAGCTTGCGCATCTCGACGACCAGCTCCAGACCGCCCTCGTTCTGCTTGGTGACCTGCACGCGCGTGTTAGTAATGAGCACGTTGTCGTAGGAGTCTTTCGCCCCCACGACCGTGATCAGCTCGTGCGCCGCCTGCAGCGCCCTGACAGCCTTGATCATCTTACCTGAGCGCGTTTCGGCGCCGCCTGCAAGCTCGGTAAGGACAGAGCCGGCAATGCCGACGGCAGCAGCCGCAGCGCCTCCCAGCGTGCCGATGATCGCGCCGGCCGCCGTACCCACCGCTGCGCCGGCAATGCCGGAGAACTGGCCAGTCGTTTCAGCCAGCGCGGCCTTGATCGGGTTGTCGGAGAGCGCCACCGTCATCATCAACCGAAGCGGCCGATCAATCGCGTGGTCGTTGCCGATGGCGCCTGTCTCAATGGGGTATTCCGTCACGTCCGTGACCAGCTCGCTCGACTCCTCGAGCAGGGCATCGAAGAACAGCCCGCCGATCTCCGGGCGCGACCGGCTGAAAATGCCGACTAGAGACATTGGCTTGATTCCTATTCGACGTTGTTCGGGATGCCATCGCGGCTGACTTGTACGGCGTTGCTCAGCTCGGCACGGAAGACTTTGCGGGCAGCCGCTTCCACTGCGCCGGGGTCAGTAGCGCCTCGTGCATCGATGCTGTAGTAATTGGTGGTGCCACTCGCCCCCGCCCGACCCATGATCGACGGGACATAGGCTTGGGTTTCGCCAGGCATCGCGGAGAGCCAATTGGAACCGTGACTGGCGACGGCATTCTTCACCGCGCCGGGCCCTGCGTTATAAGCCGCCAGCGCCTTCTGCGTGTCGCCGTCGAACTCCTTCATCATCGCGGCGAGGTAGTCCCGACCGAAGCGCAGATACTCCTCGCGCGAATCGTTCGCCAGCGGGCGCACGCCGTAGCCAGGGTCGCGGCCGGTGGCCGGCATAACCTGCGTAACGCCTCGCGCGCCCTTTGGCGAGCTGAGCAACATGCTTCCGTCGCCATAGTGACGACCGCCTGACTCTTGCTGGATCAGGGCGTTGAAGATGGCATCGGTAGATAGCGGGCCGGATGCTGAGCCAGATCCGCCGAACAACGGTTTGAACAGCCAGTCAGGCGGCCGGACGCCGATCAGGCTTTCTACGTCGTCCGGCCCCCAGTCCCACGCTGAGATCAGCGCGCCAATGCCGCCAGCCTTTGCAGCGAACGTAGCGGTGCCAGTAACGCCGCCCATTGCCTCAAGCCCCTTTTTCCCAACCTGAGCCGCCACCAGGACGGCAATACCGGCCGCGGTGGCCTGTAGGTAGGGGGTGGCCTCCTCGAAGAACTTGCCGATCTCTTCTCGGTTATCGACGGAAAAGCCGGTGATGCTTTCCACAATTTTTGTCATGCCGGGAAGCATTTCACCGGCTATCGACTTCTTGAACCCCTCCATCACTTCCTTCAGTTCGCCCGTGGCGGTCACGAACGCTTCGGAGTTCTTCAGAAGCTCGTCACTAGGGATAGCCCCAAGCTCGTCTGCCCGTCTGAAGTTGCTTTGCATCCCGGCGCGGTCGGACAGTAGGCGAAACGCCTTGTCATTGATGCCAAGCGCCCCGCCGATCTGTCGGCGCTGGTCTAGGCCCATTGCAGACAGGCCGCTGGACAGGAATTCGATTACCTGTTCGGGGCTCATTTTCTGCTGGTCGATCTGCTGCGGATTGAACCCGGCCGCGGTGAAGGCGCGGGCTGGCAGCTCGCCCCATTGGGCGCTATCCCGCAGCGAGTTGGCCAGCTCGATCAGCGCTCTGGCGTCGGCGTCGCTGCCGCCGATTTGCTCCATCGCAAAGCCGAGCTTGTGCGCGTACTGCGCCGTCACGCCGGCTGTTCTGGACCACTTCGCCAGATCGTCGGCGGACTTCGCCACGTCGAACGACATCTTAGCTGCAGCAACGCCAGCGCCGACGAATGCCGTGCCGATGGCTGCCCCGACAGTCAATGCCGTGGATCGCAGATTGGAGAACTGGTTGTTCGCCTCTTTGAAGCCTTTCGCGTCAGTTTCCAGGCCGAGCTTAACCAGCAGTTCGTCGATTGTTTCGGCCATGGTGACTTCCTAAATTCGGGCAATAAAAAACCCGCCGAAGCGGGTTGATGTCTTGGCCAGGCTAGTGCCTTGACCATCTAAAAATATGGGCGTTATCGAACACAGGAACAACAGCAGATGCCCCGTCCACCAATGCTATCGTTTGATTTCCTATGTAGCGCCCCACGACCTTCACATGCATGTTGAACCCTACGCCATTATCAATGTGGGCCGGCTTTTCAAACACGGCGCCCATGGCTTGCATTCCGTACGCGCCGCGCGAAACCATCGGAGAATCTGCCCACCAGAATATATAGCTGCCGCCTTGCTTGGCGGTTATGTACGCCTGCAGCACGTAGTATTTTCCGTCTCCGCCAGATATTGACGGCCTCATAGCAAGCCCATCGCCAGGGATTGCCTGATAAAGCATGCTGGCCTCGGCCCACGTTTGCGGCTTCCTCTTCCCGCTTTCGAGATCAGCCTTTATCTTTGCGGCCTCCGCAGCCTTAGCCTCCCTTTCGGGAGCCGTGCGAACCCATGCCTGCCGGATCAATTCCTGGCTCACTTTCTCGCGATCGGCTGGCGTGCACTGCCGCCTCGCTATTCTTTGGCACTCAGACTCAAACTTGCCCAGCGTCTGCGGCTGGATAGCGCCAGAAACGAAATCCCTAGAAACCTCACTAGACAGCCTGGCGTGACGCTCTTCGTACGTCTCGGTTTGAGCGCACCCCAACAACGCTGCCGACATAACTGCAAGAGAGATAATCCATTTCATTCCTCGTCCCCTTCCAATGGCGGCGTAAGCAGCGGCATGTGCTGCTCGCGCATGTAATCGTCCAGATGCCCAAGCATGACCAGTTCGCGCCAGAACGCGACGGCTTCGTTATGCGAGGCAATCTGCAAGCCTGAGCCGTTCGCTTTGAGCTTCATCGGGCGAGTAGGGATTCCCTCGCTAGGCCGCATATCGTGCGCGCGGCTGTAGAGGGGTTCGCCCTTGTCGTCGAGTAGTTCATAGGTGACGCGAAGTTTCTTCATGGCAATAGAGTAGCGCAGCGCCATTACTTATTGCGAGCGCGCTCCACTTGATGCTCTATCTCGTCCATCACGCAGTGCATCATCTGCACGTCGGCCAGGTCGTAGGTGCCGTCGAGCATATCGGACCACTTCGCCAGTGGTGGACAGGTTGCCCCCAGGCCCGCGCACGGACGCCAGAGGAACCAGTCCACGAACGGGTTTAGTGGCTCTGCTCCGCCTTGCCCTCGACGGTTGCTTTGCGGAGCTGCCAGAAAGGGCTGAGGTTTTCCACCAGCGCGCGACCCACCAGAAGGTAGAAGTCTTGCGGGGCGTCCTGAAACAGGTTTTCCCCTACCGGCACGTTGTCCGCAGCGCGAACAACCAGATCCTCCTTGCCCGACACGAAGCACAGCTTGCGCAGGGCAGTGAAGTCGTCCGGGTGAATCTGCGTCAGCGCGACCACGAGGGCCATGTCAGATGCGCCCTCTTGCAGGGAGACGATAAGGCCTGTCCGCCCTGCAATGTGCAGCATCTCGATTTGCGCCTTGGCCGGGGCCGTGGAGCCCTTGAACTCCACGTCGCCAGCTTCAACGGTGAATGAGCGAGCCATCTTTAGACCTCTTCAGAGTTGGCGAACTCGACAACGATTTGCTCGTCCGTCACGCTCGACTTACCAGCCCGACCCATGGAGCCACGAGTGACCATCACGCCGTCATAGCCTGCGACGACCTCAACGGTGCCGGACTGCCGGAAGCTGAAGGTTGCATCGACGCCCGACTTCTCAGCGGCCAGGATCTGGCGAACCTCATCCGAGCCGGGCATCAGGTTGACGGTCAGGCGTTTGGGGCGGGTCTGGTTGTCCAATCGCACCGACGTGCCACCAATACCGCGCTTGAGGGTTGAGCGCTGCTCGATGTCCTCAATGGTGATGGCGGGGTCGGTATCACCGTACTCACTGATCGGGATGCCAAACAAAACGAGATTCGCCCCGTCCGCGCCGTATCGAAACATAGCCATGATTTTTACTCCACGTTAACAGTGAGTTCTGCGACGTGACCGGCGCGAGCCAGGACGACATAGATAGTGGTGAGCGGGAACTTGCGGGCGCGCTTGTCGGCAACGGACAGGTTCAGCACGTCTTCTGGCTTCGACATGATCACGAACCCGTAATCTGCGACTTTGGTTACGCCGTCGAGCGGGTCGATATAGGTGCCCGTGCCCAGTACGCCGTTGTCGAAGAACTTTTTGCAGGTAGCGCCCAGGACATCCAGCAAGCCGGCATAGCCGCGCGGATCCAGAGGCCGCTTGGTGCCGGCGCCTGCGATGTAGTTGTAGCCGTCGACCTGCAGGTAGTTCTTCAGCACATCGAGGTTCACCACGTCATCGATGAACTCGCCGAAGCTGGACATCGACTTGGAGTTGATCACGCGGCTGTTGTCGGTCTGGCCGGCCAATTCGATCTGCGTGAAGAACACGCCATTCTTGGCGGTCAGTGCGTTGTAGGCCGTGGTCGACAGATCATCGCCCATGACGCCCGGCAGAACCTGGAACTCGCCGGTAATGGCGGTGCGCTGGCCGTTGGGGCGGAACTTGTGGAACGCCGCGGCAAGCTGACACATGGCATATGCCTGCGTCGGATCTGTATCTACCTGCCCGCTCGACTTGAAGCCGGCGAACATGTGGCGGTTACCCTTGGTCTTGAGCACGGACATGATGTCAGTGGTGGACTGCGGGTCGAGGATGCCGGCAGCGCTGAAGGTTGCCCAAATGGCGCGGCTGTTCGCATCGCCCCAATCGCCAACCGCGAGTGCGTTCGCTTCGGTGAGGTCGGACAGCTTGAGGAACTGGTGATAGCGCCAGGCTTCGTCGGCCGCCTTGTTGAGCGTGTCGACGATGCCGGTGTCGAGCGGGTCTTTCATCCACACGCTGATTTGCGGCGGCTTCGGGATCTGCGCGAAGTAGCGGGTCGCGATGTGGTAGATGGGGCTATCGGTGGCGAAGTCCTCGGCCACTTCGGAAGTGGTCGAATAGTCGCGGTAGGTGTTGGCCGCAAAGGTCACCAGCGCCGCCAGGTCTGCCTGATCAGCGAATGCGAACGCGCTGGAGAAGTTGGCATAACCCAGGCCAGACGGGGAAATTATTACGTTGACTGGAATGATCGAATCGACCGGATAGGCCATAAGTCATGCTCCGTTGAGTAGGTTGCCGCTTTCGTCGCGGGTTTCTATCTGGAATCCCGCAGCGCGCAGGACGGGGTAGCTGACAGCCGCCTCGATGAAGAGGTGAATGTCCGCTTGGTATCGGGGTTGCAGGCCGGCTTGCAGCTTGCCGGTGAGGTTTCGCGTGTCGCTGACGTAGCGCCAAGCGATTTTGTTTTCGAACAGGAACTTCGAGATAGGCCCTCGGAAGTTCGCGTTATGCAGCCGCATCGCTGCCGTCGCCGCGCCTTCGTTAAGCACGTTGACCGAGAGGATGAATTGCATCGCGGTCAGTGCGCGTTCGTCGAAGTCCGTCCAGTCGCCTAGCGCTGGGTCGAAGTCCTCGGGCGGCGCTATGTCTACCCGTTCGCGGCGCACATGCCCGTAGGCGCGCACCGGGACTGGCAGATAAGTCGCATAAAGGCCGGTCGGCGGCGCGGTCGTCTGGTTGGCCAGAATCACCGTCTCGACGCCTGTAGCGAGTTGCACGAGCCGCTGGAGTACCGGATAAAGCTCTTCTATGCTTTCCATCAGAGCCTCCCCAGCCAGAGCCAGCTTGTTTTATTTCCGACCCGAGTGCGCACAAATACACAGGATGCAGCTGCCGCGAGGCATTGGCGGTCATCAAAGCCCAGCCATTGGAAGAACCTGGCAACAGCCTGGCCTACTGGCATCCCATAGGCCCAAACCTTGACTTCGATCTCGATAGTCGCCATCACGCCCCCCGGTATCGTTCAACGATGGCCTTGCAGAAGTTGCGCCAGGGTCGGTTGTCGCACTGAATGACGCGCCATTGCCGCACGGCTAGCCCGTCGCTGAACTCCAGCAGGTCGGCAAACTGGCCGTTGTCGTCTGGATAGAGGTAGTTGATGCCGTCATTGATGTGGATGACCCGCACGTCTTGCGGGTTGGCCGTGCCGCCAAGGTTGACGAGGATTTCCATGGTCTTGAGGCTGGCCGGCTGAATGTTTACGCGGGCCAGCGGTATCTCTTCAGCCGGAGCGCCGTCTTGCCATGTCCCGCCCGGGCCGGTGTAGCCGCCGCCAGTTGCAGGCTTGATCCGCTTGACGCCGCCTGGAATCGGGCTGTTGAACGTGCCGTCGATGTGATCCTGCATGCTCAAGGTCATGGTCAGTCCTCGACGATGAATGTGATGCTTTGCCGGAGCTGCCCGGTATCAATTAGCGGCTTGCTCGAACCTTTGCGCTTGACGGTCGATTCGGCGTTCCCGGGCGCGATGCCTTCGGATATGGCCTCCTGACTCACCGCAACCGCACGGGCGCCCAGCTGGCTCATGACCTGATGCATGCTCAGCTCGCCTTCCACGACCTTGGAAATCTGCGCACGCCAGACCGCCTTGAAGTCCTCGACGTTCTGCCGTAGCGGTACGCGCAGGAACGAGCGCTCAGGTACTACGCCATCGGCTGAGCCGAACTCCTGTACCGCGGCAATCACCGCAATGGGCGCGCCGTCTTCGTAGCTGCCCGTCCCGGCCGGAAGCCCGACCAGCACGCCTCTGTTCTTCTGCAGTCGCTCGCGTATCTGCCTGAGTTTGGTGCCCAGCCTGTCGCCGCCCGATACGGACGTGTGAAGTTTCACGGCTACACCATCAGGGCGCCGGCCCCTGCACGCTTGCGCAGGCGCAGGAACTCCAGCCCGTAGACGGTCAAGGTCATGTCGCCGTTTGCGATCTGCTCGGCCACTGTCGGGCTCGGCACGGCGTAGGAAACGGACTCATCAGCTACCGACTTGCTCGATACGGCGTAGGGCGTCGAGGCCGTGCCGCCATTCGCGACCACAGAGCGGCGCAGGGAGCCCATAGCGAGGCGATGCGCTGCGAAGGCGAACATTCCCCGCAGCTTGATCGAGCGGTGCTTGTAGATGCCCCAGCGAGCGCCCGTCTCATCGTCGGCTTCTTCGAGTGCGCGGATGACATCGACATCAGGCCAGGCCGTCACGTCTGCGAATTCGCTGTAGTAGCCACGGAAGGCCGTGACGATGTCAGCGGTGATATCCATGCGGCGCTCCAGAATGCAAAAAGCCCCGCACAGTGGCGAGGCTTGGGAATTGGTGCCCCACCGAAGCGGGGCGATGCGTCAGCGCTTGCGGCGCGTCGGCTTTGTCTCTTGCGGCTCCACCCTCTCAGGCTCGGCTTTGACCGGCTCAGGCTCGGACAGCTTCAGCCATCCCGCCTTGACGAACAGGTCATCCTTCCAGTTCTGGCGACCATCCACGTCGACCGATGCGCCGGGGCGAATATCTTTCAGCGCCCCGGCATCGGTCACGGCCACCAACTGCTTTGACACGTTGGTGAGCGAAGTCATGGTTTATACGCCGTCAAAATATGCATGGGCCTTTGGCACCCGAATCTCGGTGCCACCAGTACGCAGGATGCCGGGGATGAACCACGACAGAGCGCTGTCCTGATAGGCAGCCTGGAAGTTGAAGCCCATCGGCAGATGGAACTTCACGGTCTCTTCCGAGCGGGTGTAGACCATCATGCGGTCCACGCCAGCAGCGCCCGCGCCCTTCAGGCTCAGGTCCGGCACGAACTGCACACGACCGCTACGGCCGGAGATCAGGTTGGCTTCCAGATACTGCAGCAGGGTCATGTTGCCGCCGAACGGCAGGATCGACGAGCCGAGCAGGTTGCGCTGGGCCGGGGGCAACAGGATGTGCGTTGGCGCGAAGGTGGTGTTGGTGTTGGTCACATAGACCACGTCGATGCGCTGCTGGAAGAACGTCACCAGCTCTTGAGCACCGGCTACAGTGGTCGCGGCATCAACCATCGCCTGGATGGTCTTGCCGGCTGCGGCCACGCTCACGGTGGAGGTGTTGAACAGACCCTGATAGCCCGCCTCGACGTTGCCGAGGTATGCCAGCTTGTTCAGGCCTTGCTCGGCGATGCGCATGGCTGCAGCGGCCTTGTCGGCGCTGAGGTTCATGTTCATCAGGCGGGCCTGGTTGATTTCTTCCAGGCTGTAGCCGTAACCGAGCGCAGCAGTCTGCACCGGGTGAGTACCCAGCTTGTAGCCAACGTCCGCGCGGTTGATGTCGTTGCTGTTCGGGCCAACGAAGGCCAGTTCGCCGCGAGCATCGACCGAGGCAACGGCAACGATCGGCGCCCACTCGGGAGCGCTGGTGTCGACCGGGATCAGCTCGGCATAGGTAACGTCGGGGTACTTGGTTTCGTAGACTTTCGTCTCGATGTGCGTCCGCTGACTGATCAGGAACGACATTGCGGCCGCTGGGCCGGCGTCAAAGGTGTTCTGGCGCATTGTGTCGCTCCTTACTTGATTTCGATTTCAGAGACTTCGCCGGCAGCACAGCTGCGCAGGAAGCGGGCGCCAGCCAAGGCGAGGTAAGCAACCGGGGTAGCGGCACCGTCGTTCGCGCTCGATACCAGCTCGCCGGTAGCCTGAATCACGTAGACCTGACCGCCACGGGTCGCGCCATCGGAGACGGTCACGAACATGCGGCCTTTCTCCATGACGGACATGGCCTTGTCTTCGGCGTAAACAGATTCGCCGGCAGCGTTGTTCTCGACCGCTTGAGTACGGACGGTCACGCCGATCAGGTCAGCCGAAGCAGCGCCGCCGATAACTGCCTGATGGTCAGCAGTGCCGAAGCTGACTGCTACGCCGAACGGGATCGCGCCGCCTTCAGCGTGTTGCGAGCTGATCCACGACGGGTAGTCGGTGTTCTGCTGGCCGTGAAAGCCAATGCCGGCGTATTGGCCGAAAGTATCTTGAGTGACGGACATGGATTAGTTCCCCTTCCAGGCGTTGGCAGTACGTTCCATGCGGGCCTGATAGGCTGCATCGAGGGTGGTTTGTGCGTCGCCGGTCTTGACCTTGCTCAGGTCGGCGCCGAGTTGACGATGCGAGTCGGTGGTCTTGGACTTCTCGTCCTCTTCTTCCTCGTCCTCGGCTTCCTTCTTCTCCATCTCGGAGTCCCAGGCGGCGGAAACGTAGGCTTCGGACTTGTCCGCCCAGGCGCGTTTCGGCAGACGAGCAGCCAGAGCGGCGCGCTTGATTTCGAGCGGGCTCACGCTGTCGCAGGTGAACTCGGCACCGGCCAGCTTGCGGGCGGCATCGGTTACGGCCAGGACATCAGCCAGGCGCTTGCTGATCGAATCTTCCGAGGCCTTCTCTTTCAGCTCCTCGTTCTCTTCGTCCAGGGCGTCGGCCTTGGCTTCGGCTTCGTCCTTGGCCAGTTCGGCATTGGTCTTCTCTTCTTCGGCATCGGCAACGCGCTTGCGGAGGCCGTCGATGGTGGACTGGATCAGGATTGCGGAGGCCTCGTCGGCAACCTCAACCTTGGCACCAGAGTCCAGGGTCACTTTGTGGGACATAACAGCCTCCAGGGGCGTTTTGTGGTCGAACAGACGAGCCAAGCGGCCCGCTCTTGCGCTCTCAACGAGTGCAATGTGGTTCACGGCAATGCCGCGCTGAATGAATTCGTAAGGGGTGCCGTCCGGGGAAGAGCCAGACTCCTCGACGTACTCGGCCATGTAGCCGGCTGACAGCTCGCACTTGCCGTCCTCGATGGCCTTGATCGCGTCTGCGTCCTTGATCAGCAGGTCGACGACAACGGCGATGCCTTCTTGCCGGCCGGGGCTGGTTGCGTGGCCGACCGCTACGCGCTTGAACGTGCCTGCATCTACCATCTCGGTCGGATGCTCAACGGTCACGTCCGCGTTGTCGTACGTCGCCAGCGATGCCGGATCGAATACCGATTCAGGCGGCCGATAGACGTTAACGACGGTATTGCCTGGCCTATCCGTAAGCCCCAGCTCGCTAGCCAGGTACTGCTGCACATTCCCGGCGAGCGCGACCCGTCCCGGCACCTTGAGGTAGCCGTTTTCCGTGTAGGTTCGATGGGATGGAACAGGGATGGCCGCACGATCCTGAAGCAGAATCTTCATGCGGTGGTTCCTTAGTAGTCGACGCCCTCAATCAAGGGGGTCAGGGTGCATCTGCAGTTGATGTGCGCTCGGCCAGGGAACAATGCCGTCTCCCCCGCGTACTTGGCGCCCTTGTCGATCAGGTACACGCCAGGGCCGTAACCGATGTCCTGTCGCGCGATCTGGTAGCACTTGACCTTGGCATTCGGGAACTTGCCGGCCGGGTTGCCAGACACGCGCTCATCCTTCGAGGTCGACCAGCGAAACCGGGCTATGCCGGCCTGCTGCTGCCGCTTGCGGGCGATGTCGCTATTCGCCTTGGCCATCTGGTCGCGGGCAATTAGCTTGGCGCGCTTGTAAGTGCTGCCCGTCTCCTCCTGAATGCGCCTGGCGATTACCGTCGTGGACTCGCCGGCTCGCATGCCGCCCATGACGGCCTGCTCGATCTTGCTGAAGTAGTCGGAACTGATCGACTTGATCAGCGCGACGTTCTCGGCAACCGCTGCATCCATGTACGCCTGCAGCCCCTCGCTCGACATCAGGCGCCCCATATCAACGCCAACGGCGCGATTGACGGACGACACGAACGCAGCCGTGCTATCGGCCTCAGCCATGCTCAGCGTTGACTGTGCGAGCCGGTGGGCCTGATTTGCGTAGGCTGTGCCGGTGAAGCGAGCCGCCAAACGGTTGAGCGCGGCGATAATCCGATCAACCAGCGGTGAGTCGGCGGTGTATTCGGCCTTGAGGATCGGCGTCAGCTCAGCGTCGACCGCCTGCGCCATCTCCCGCACGAGCGCCCGGAGTCGACCTCGGTAGTAGCGCTCGGCAGTGTCCTTAGGCCGGATCGGCTTCGCTGACTTGGGCCGCTTCTTCAGCAGCGCCTGGTTCGTTGCCGCCAATGCCTCCAAGGGGGATAAAGTCTTCTCCATCTCGCTCCGCCTTTTCGTCGGCCTCGGCCTGCTTGATGTCCTCTTCGCTGATCGCGTACACGCCCTGCTCGGACAACTTGCGCATCAGTTGCGAGCGCTTGACCACGCCTTGCTGTAGCCGGATGTCATCGGACTGCGCAAAGGCCAACTGCTGCTGTGCCAGCTCCGCGTCGGACGGCTGCGACAGCGGGTTCCAGTCGAACTCACAATCATCAGGCATCGACCCCAGCGCAGACGGGATCAGCACCTTGTCGATCGCTTCGAGGAACTGGCGGTAATCGCTCTCCTGCTTGCTGCGGATCGCGTTGTAGTAGTTATTCAGGTCGCCCTGGCCGGAATCGCCCATGCCTTTCGACTGGACGCCAAACAAGCGCGTCATGGGGATTTCAGCAGCGCCCGACACCCACTCCATCAGGGTCGACAGAATCTCGCCCAGGCCGCCGAATGACGCGGGATGACGGGCGTATTCTTCGGAGCTGTCGAGCAGGCCAAGCCGGAACATCGACTTCATCATGCCGAACATCTGATAGCGGGAGGCCACCGCGGTATCCATGTCGCCACTGGACAGGATGTCGCTAAGCCCTTCCTTGCTGATGATGTCGACGTTCGCCTCCTGAATCAGGCTCGCCACGCCGGACTTGGCCGAAACCGCGTCCTTGATGTCCTCCATGCAGCGGCGAAGCTGCGAGTCATCCCAGCCCTGATTGATCATCCGCATACGCAGCGGCAGCTTTGCCCCTGGCGCACGAACGAAGTGGCTGTGATGGATCGGCAGCCGGCCACCGTTGACGACGTAGTAGTTCGGCAGCAGGTAGTTAACCGCCATCGGGTCACTGACGTTGAAGTCCATCCCGGTGATGAGCATTCGGTCGAGGACCAGCAAGCGCTTCAGCGAGCCCTTCTTGATCTTCTTGTGGTCAAGCGGCTTGTCGAGCGGCTGGTCAGTGATGAGCAGCACGCCCGCGCCGCCGTATAGCCCGGCCCACTTGAACGCCTCCTGCGTGACGCCCTGCAGGTTCAGCGCATTCTCGGCCTTGCGGATATCGGCGCCCTCGTCGATAGAGAACGTGCGCCATTCGCGCGTTGCGTCCTCCACCGGGGCATCGATGACCTGCCTGGCAATCCAGTTGGTCGAGTACGCCGCCTCAAGCTCGGCAATGTCGTTGACCGAGCCGTAAGCAAATTGCGAGTACGTGCGGCGGTCCCGCTCGGTGCCCATGCCAGAGATAACGTTCTTCAGGCCGTCATTGCTGGCGATCATCGTTCCGTCGCTGGAGTAGCGAAGGCGCGGCTTTGTGTCTTCGCTCATGGGGATTCCTATAGCCAATCGAAGCCGGTTGATTTCGTGCCGCCGAGCATGTCGCTGATGGCGTCACACATCGGGTCTATCTGGTCGTCGTGGGCGTGCGACATCTCCAGCGAGAAGGCCTCAGCCTCCATGATGAAGTCGCTAACCCATTCGGCATTTGTGTGCGAATGCGAAGCGGAAGGGTCAGGAAGCCGGACATAGCCCGATTCGATGAAGCCCTGGACATCCAGCACGCGAGTTACCTTGTCGGTGCCGCGCGGAATCGCCTTGACTGGCGCGCCTGCCTTCTTGCGGATGTTCTGGATCAGGCCAGTTCCCGACGCCTTGTCCTCGATTGCCATGTAGCGAATCGGTGACGGGTGTTTCGGGTCATAGGCCTTGTGCTTCTGGTAGAACGCCGCCGCCTTAATCTCAAGCTCCCAGGCTTCCCACTTCCCGCGGATCTGGTCGAGCATGTAGGCGTTGCCGTCCTCACCCATGCCCCACAGCTGGAACACGCTGTAGTCGTTGTGGTTGGCCGTCTTCTGCGCCGTGTCGGCGTATATGGCCCGCCACTTGATGCGGGGCAGGACGCGGTAGTAGCCGAACCAGTCGGACTTGATGACGCCGCCGCCCTTGGTCGTGGGCCGCTGCTGGTACAAGGCATTCCACGACAGCGAGCCGGAGCGCTTGCACGCCTCGACGAACTCACGCGGCATCCGCTCAGGAAACAGGATGTCGCCAGGCTCGCGCAGCTTTAGCCGCTGGCCGTTCAGTTCGTGAAACTCTGTCTTCTCGGCTTCCATCGGGAAGGAGACGACGCGCCACTGTTCGCCGCCCTTCTCTGCTCGAGCAAGCAACTGCCCAGCCAGGTCGAGCTGATGCCAGCGGGTCAGAATGATGACGATGCCGTTCAGCTTGGGGTCGCGACGGGTGAAGAACGTGGTGTCGTACCAGTCCATCACCGCTTCCTGATACGCGGCGCTGGCTGCTGTTTTGTAGTCCTTGGCCGGGTCATCGATGATGCCGATGTTCATGCCCTGGCCGGTGATGCCGCCGTTTACGCCTGCAGCACGGTATGAGCCGCCGCCAAGGTTCCCGTCAGCATCTACCGTTTCCCACAGTTCGACCGTCCTGATGGCGCCTTTCGATACCGTCTTAACGTTCGACAGATTTAGGTTGGTGCCAGGAAAAATGTCGTGATACTCGGGCTGATCAATCACCCGCTGCGTATCGCGCGACATGCGGTTGGCAAGGTCGGACGAGTACGAGCACGCAATGATGTTCCAGTTCGGGAACCGTCCCAGCGCGTAAGCAGGGAAGCGGCGCGAGGCAATCTCGCTCTTGCCCGAGCGCGGCGGCGCGAAAATCATCAGCCGCGGCGACTTGCCGGCCGCTACGTCGAGAAGGAACTGATCCATCTCGGCGCATAGCAGCTCGTTGAACCAGCCGGACTCATAGTCCTGCTTCGTGTACAGCACAAACGGCATCAGCGACTGCCGGGCCTGCTCAATCCGTTGCTGCTTCAGCTTCTCGAATATCGCCAGGTTCGACATTGCCTACCACCTTGCCCGCGAGCTGGTTTGCCTCACGGCCAAAGCCCAGCGCGGCGAGCTTTTCTTTCAGCTGGTCATCGCTGATGTCCTGATGCTGGATCGGGCCGCCGTCTTTGCCGGTCAGCTCATGCTTGGTTGCCGACTCCCAGCCCTGCATCTTGGCAAGCTGCTGGATGGCCTGAAGCGGAGAGTGAGTCTTGATCTTCACCCCGTCCTTTGTGGCGCTCAGTTCAGAGATGGCTGCCAGCTTGGTCGGGTCTTGCAGAATGGAATCCTTGATCTTCCATGCTGCCTGGATAACGGGCTGCCCATCCTGCTCGCCCAGCTCATACGAGCCGAACTCGACCAGATCAGCCAGATCGGTACGGGCGAAGGTCGAAAGCCTCTCTAAGGCCTCCTGCCGGGTCATTACGGCGGCAGATACGGCAGCAGCGTTGAGCTGTTCTAGCCTTTGGGCAACCTTTGGGTGGCTGAGAAGCTTGCTCGCCTCCTCCCACACCTGCTTGTCTTTCATCTTGGCGGCGCTATACGCCCTTCGGTAAGCCTCGCTGGCATTGCCTGTCTCTAAGTAGGCAAGCGCGAAGGCCTCCTGCTTAGCAGTCAATGCCATTTCAGATACCTCTATGTTGTTTCCATGCCCACCGCCAAGCCTCCCCTGCCAGCATCACGGCAATGCACGCGGCGAGGCAGGCGAACAGGCATAGGGCGTGAAGGCGTCTCATTGCGATACCTTTCGCTCCGCCCACTTGCCGGCCAGCGCCCTTACCTGATCCACACCAAGCAAACCGATCAGCCCGCCAGCAAATAGCGTCCAGGCAAGGTTAGCGCCCATGGCGTTCACCCCTAAGCCGACGAGCATGATCAGCAGCGCACCGAATGTTGATTCGAGCAGTCTGGCCAATGGGCTCTTCTTGTCGCCGTAGAGGTGGATTCGGATGTAGGACAGAACGAAGGTCAGCATCATGGCCAGGCCGTGT